GGTTTAGCCGAAAAGCTTCACAAAACAGTTTCCGAAATCTTGCAAATGTCAGTTGAAGAATTTAATATGTGGATTGCTTACTTTCAAATCCAACAAGAAGAACGAGAACGACAAGAACGACTAGCAAAGGCAAGTAGATAAGTGGCAACAAAACAAGTAAATATAGACATCATAGCGAAGGACAAGACCAGACAGGCTATGAAGTCAGCCACAGTAGGCATTAACAACCTCAAGCAATCTGTTTTTAACTTACAAAACGCATTAGTTGGATTGGGTGCAGGATTAGTTGCAAAAAGTTTTATAGACACAGGGCGAGAGGTCGAAAGATTACAAGTTCGATTCAAGTTTTTATTCTCTGATGTAAGAGAGGGCGAAAAGGCTTTCAAAGGTTTAGTAAAGTTTGCTAGTCAAGTGCCATTTAGTCTTGAAGAAATACAAAGAGGGTCGGCAAATCTAGCGGTTGTTTCAAAAGACGCGGATGAACTCAATAAACTTCTTAAAATAACTGGTGATATTGCAAGTGCTTCTGGTCTTGATTTTCAAACCACTGCGGAACAAATACAAAGAACATTTTCTGGTGGTATAAATTCAGCAGACCTTTTTAGGGAAAGAGGCGTTAGAGCCTTATTAGGATTTGAAGCAGGGGTGGCTATAAGTGCTGAAGAATCTAGAAAACATATAATGAAAGCCTTTGATGAAGGTACTTTATCAGTGGTGGGTGCTAGTGAAACAATGGCACAGACATTTGATGGTACTCTTTCCATGATAGGGGATAAGTTCAATTTATTTAAAATGGCGGTCATGGATGCGAGTCCTTTTGAATTTCTCAAAGCGTCAGCACAATTACTAAATGATGAATTAACGAAAAACTTTGGAGCGATAGAAAATTCAGCGGAACTCATTGGTGATGCTGTGGTCGGTGCAACAGTTAAAACGTTGCTATTTGCTACAAAAGTGATTGATACATTTAAGCCTGTATTTTCATTTATTGGTCAAGGAATAGCCAATCTTGTTAATTTTGTTCAAGAACTACCCCCACCGATAGACTCACTTGGAGTGATTGGATTCTTAATGCTTGGGAAAAAAGGCAAGCTTGCGGTAGGTATCATAGCAACGCAAATTGATAGACTTAGGGGGATGCTTGCTACTCTTGTAGACGCAGAAATCAAGGTTCAAGAAACTATGGGCGGTCTTATTCCAGACTTTTTGAAAAGTGACGAAGATATAAAAGTGATGAATCAAAGCATCGAAAATTTAAAGAAAAGGGCAGAAGAACTTAGAAAACCATTTGCTGACGTTGGTTTGGGTATAGAAGAAACAGGTAAAAAAGCTAAAGTTGTTTTCAAAAATATAGGCGTTGAAATAGACCAAACTAGGGTAAGAGAAGACACCTTAACATTTGCTTTCTTAGAGCAATTAGAAGCTATTGACAAAATTATGGAAAAAAATAAAGAGAGGAAAAAAGTTTCAACAGAATCTTCCAAAGCTTCAGAAACAGCACTAGCAAAAGAAAAAAAACAAGCTTTATTAGTTAAACAAGCGTTAGAGGGTGTAGGTCAAGCATTTAACACTGCTTTGAATTTTGAAACCAAAATGGACACAGGTCTTTTCTCAAACTTTTCAAAGGGTTTCAAGGATGTTGCAGACTCACAAAAGCAAATGTTTACCCAGATGCGTGACATGGGTGCAACGACTTTCGATAAATTAAAAACATCACTCACTGATTTCGTAATGACAGGAAAACTAAGTTTCAAAGATTTAGGTACTTTTGTTATTCGGTCAATGGTCGATATGCTTATAGGGCAAGCCATAAAAAGTGCCTTGAATAATTCAGTTGCTATGTTCAAAGCAAGTTCGATTAAGAAAGCCATGATAAGCTTGTTTGAGGGTGCTATGAAGACTTTTGCTTCTATACCCTTCCCATTTAATATTGCGGTTGTGGGTGGTGCATTAGCCTTTGGAACAGGAATAGTAAATAAAATAAGAGGGTTTGAAAGAGGTGGTAGACCGCCTGTGGGTCAACCAAGTATTGTCGGTGAAAAAGGTGCAGAACTCTTTGTACCAGACCAAGCAGGAACAGTTGTACCAAACGACAAACTAGGAATGAATAAAAACGTAACTGTTAATTTCAATATCAATACTGTAGATGCTAGAGGGTTCAATGAATTGTTAGTAAATAGCAGGGGTGTAATAATTAACCTTATCAACAGTGCTATGAACGAAAAGGGTAGAATGGCAGTAATATGAGTGGAGCATTACCAAAAACCAATTTCACCGCTATCAATATCAAGAGCAATCAAAAAACTCTTTTGAGTCAAACCGATAGCGGAAAGACATTCAGAAGACAAGTGCAAGGTCAACGATTTAGTTTTACTCTTTCATATCCTCCCATGACTAGATCAGACTTTGCACCTGTGATGGCTTTTATTATGAAGCAAAGAAACAGAAAAGAAAATTTCACAGTAAGTTTTCCAAGCTATCTTAACGCACAAGGCAACGAAACAGGTACTTTGTTAGTCAATGGGTCACATTCGGTAGCCGATACGACAATAGCCATTGATGGCTTTGCAGGTGATGGTGCAGGTAGATTAAAGGCAGGTGATTTTATAAAGTTTGCTCACGATAAAGTTTATATGATTGTTGAAGACGTAACAAGTTCAAGTAATGCGTCAACAGTGACAATCGAGCCACCATTAAGAGAAGCCTTAACAGACAATAGTTCGGTCACTTATGATTCAGTGCCTTTCAATGTTCATTTAAGGAGCGATATTCAAGAGTTTTCTAGTGGTGCAAACAACAGCAATGGTGAATTACTTTTTAATTATGAGTTTGATGTAATAGAGAGTTTGTAGATGGCTAGAGGGTTAACAAGTGCGGTCAAAACAGAACTAGCCACAGGAAATATTGAACCAGTTTTATTGATAGAATTAGGATTTGCTACTCCAGTATATTTTACAAATGCAAGCTTTGATATTACGTCTAGTGTTTCTGGAACATCACGAACCTATCTAGCAAATGGTCACTTTAGAGGAATAACCGCAGTAAGTGAAACCGCAACACCTTCAAAAAACAGTTTAGTGGTTACGCTGTCGGGTGTAGACCAAACCTATATTTCTATTGTACTCAATGAAAACATAATTAACGATAATGTCTTTATTTACAGGGGTTTTTTAGATGCAAACCTTGCGTTAATAGCAGACCCTTTTCTTTTATTTTACGGAACAATAGATGAATTTAAAATAACGGATAGCACAACAACAGCTACACTAAGTTTTTCAGTTACGTCACATTGGGGTAATTTCTCAAAGAAAAGCGGTAGAACAACGTCTGATAATTCACAAAAAAGGTTTTTTTCTACCGATCAAGGTATGGAGTATTCAGCACTAAATTTAGTAGACATTAAGTGGGGTAGAGAATGAGTAGCGTACATTTATATCAAGCAGAAAAGAAAGATTTTGATATGATTTATGAAATGCTCATGGAGTTCAAAGAGGGTGAACTATTCGATAAAAAACTTCCCGAAGTGGACAAGCCAAAGGTAACATTATTCATAAACACAATTTTAGAAAAGGGAAAGATTATTTTTGCTAAAGACTTAGATTCAGAAGAACTAATGGGCTTGTGTATGTTCCACAAGGCTGAATATTGGTTCAGCAAAGACAAGATAATGAATATCCATGTATTGTATGTCAGAAAGCAATTTAGAACGTATAACTTAGTGAAAACAATAGTAAATTCGGTAAAGAATGTATCGGAAGGTCTACCAATGTTATTATCTATAAGTTCTGGACTTCATAAAGACCCTGTATTTGAAAGACTAGGCTTTGAAAACATGGGCAGTAATTGGAGAATGTTTTAAATGTGTGGTTTTGTAACAGATTTTATTTCAGACGTTTTTGAAGGAGTTGTAGACGTTGTAGAAGATGTTGTTGGTGTTGTTGAAGATGTTGTGGTCGGGGTCGTTGATGTAGTTGTAGATGTAGTAGATGAGGTTATCAGTTGGGTAGCACCCCAACCAGAAGTGCCAGAGTTTACAGAAGAATTTGAAGAACAACAAGCAAGAGGGATTTTAGTCAATAAATTTTTGGCTAATTCTAGTATTCCTGTGGTGTACGGAACACGAAAAGTAGGTGGTAATGTTGTCTTTGTAGAAACATCAGGCACAGATAATCAATATCTATATATGGCGGTTGTTCTTAGTGAAGGGGAAATAAACAGCGTTGAAACCTTATTTGTAAACAATCACCAAGTAACTTTGTCTGGTTCACTCACCGATGGCACACAAAGAACAGTAACAAGTGCAGATGCTAACTTCTTTGATACCGAAAACACTAATAGTTTAATTACAGTACAGGCACATTTAGGAACAGATACACAAACATCTTCATCACTATTAGGCGAAGTGAGTTCATGGACTTCAAACCATAGATTACAGGGTTTAGCCTATATTGCTTTGCGATTTGAATGGAACGCAGAAAAATTTGGTTCATTGCCAAGAGTGCAAGCAACCATAAAAGGTCGTAAGGTCTACAATCCTAATTTAGATAGTACAGTCACAGGGGGTAGCGGTAGCCATAGAGCAGACACAAGCACAACATGGGAATATTCCGATAATCCTATCTTGCAACTCTTAGACTACCTAAGAAACGACAGGTTTGGGATGGGGATAACGAATAGTTATTTTGATAGTAATTTTGCGGATTGGCAGACCGCCACCGATGTTTGTGATGCTGATATAACCCCTTTTACTGGTGCAAGTGCGATTGACCTTTTAGATAGTCACATAGTGGTTGATACGTCCAGAAAAGCTATCAATAACGTAAAAGAATTTGTAAAAGGGTCACGTTCTTATCTAAATTTTTCAAGTGGTAAATATAATATCCTAGTGGAAAGCACAGGTTCAGCATCAATAACACTCACAGAGGATAATATTATTGGTGGTATAAGTATTCAAAGCAAAAACAAAAACTCCCGATATAACAGGGTTATTGTAACCTTTATAAACCCAGATAAAAACTTTCAGACTGACACAGTGCAGTTCCCACCAGTAGATGAAACTGGTTTATCTTCCGCAGACCAACACTCAACGATGAAAGCAGAAGATGGTGATTTACTCTTAGAAGGTCGTTTTGATTATACCATGCTGACAAACCCCCACCAAGCACAAGAAATGGCAGAAATAATTCTAAGGCGGTCACGTTCAAGTTTAGATATATCGCTTAGAGCCGATGCAACAGCCTTAGATTTAGCCGTAGGAGATATAGTAAATGTAACCCATGCAACCCCAGGATTTTCCGCAAAACCCTTTAGAGTACAAAGAATATCAGTCAATGCTGACCACACAGTAAGTTTGCAATGTTCGGAGCATCAAGATAGCTTTTATACATTCGGCACACAACAAGCATTGCCAATAATACCTGATACCACACTTCCCAACCCTTTCTTTGTTCAAGCACCGACTATTTCTGTAACCGATGAATTAAGAGCAAGAAATGAAGAAGCTATAGCGGTGTTACTGGTGAATGTCACAGCTACCGATTTATTTATCACGGATTTTGAAGTACAAGCCAAAAAAGCATCAGATTCGGTTTTTATTAATTTAGGTAGAGGTAGTTCAGCACAGTTTGAACTTGTCAATGTTGAAGATAATGTGGTGTATGATGTTCGGGCAAGGTCAGTAAGTTCAATAAGTCGGTCAGTATTTGTAAGCACAACGCATCAAGTAGTTGGTAAAACACTACCACCAGAAGATGTAACGAACTTTAGTGTGAATATAATAGGCACAGAAGCACATTTAGGGTGGACTCCAGTGTCAGACTTAGACCTTTCACACTACAGAATAAGACACGCAAAAGAAACAAGCGGTGCAACATACGCTAATTCAATAGATATAGCCGACAAAGTTTCAAGACCTGCAAACACTGTGATAGTACCTGCAATGACAGGAACATATTTCATCAAGGCGGTGGATAAGGTTGGAAATAGTTCGGAAAATGCGGTGTCTAATGTGGCAATAATTGAAAGTATAAAGGGTTTGAATTTAGTTGAAACATCTACCCAGAGTCCAAATTTCACAGGCAATAAAACAAATATGGTGGTGGTTGATGGTAATTTATTACAACTAGGAACAGCAAACCTATTTGACGATGTGGCAGGTAATTTTGATGATGCAGGGGGGTTGTTTGATGGCGGTGTAGGAAATGTAGCAAGTTCTGGAACGTATGAATTTGATACGCATATAGATTTGGGTGGGGTGTTTACCAGTAGAGTTACGGCTAATATGAATGTCGCACGAATAAGTTTTGTTAATTTATTTGATGATGCGTCTGGAAACTTTGATGACAGGTCTGGTTTATTTGATGGTGACCCTCAACAGTTTGACGATACAAACACAGAGTTATTGGTGGCTACAACAGAAGGTGACCCCACAGCGTCGGACATAACATACACAGATTTCAGAAAGTTTTTTGTAGGTGATTACAAAGCAAGAGCCTTTAAATTTAAGCTACAAATGACAAGTCAAAAAGGTACAGCGACTCAACAAGTTTCGGCATTATCGGTCACTGTAGATATGCCAGATAGAGTAATAGCGGAACGCGATGTTGTAAGCGGTACAAGCACAAGCGGTAAAACCATAACCTATGCACCTGCATTTAAAGTTTTACAAGGTGTAGGAATTTCAGCATCAAACTTGGCGAGTGGAGATTTCTATGCTATAACAAATAAAAGTGAAACAGGGTTTACAATAGAATTTTTTAATAGTTCCAGTGCAACAGTAAGCAGAACTTTTGATTATGTTGCTAGGGGATATGGGGAAAAAGCAAGTTAGGAGTGCTAAATGTCGCAAAATGATTTATCAATAGCAAATCAGGGGTTTGCATCGTTTCGGTCAGATTTAAACTCAGCGTTACAAGCATTAGGGTCTACGAACTCTGGAACGTCAGCACCCTCAACCACATACGCTAACCAGTTATTTTACGACACTACAAACAACATTCTTAAAATAAGAAATGAAGATAATGACGCTTTTATTTCTCTTTTTACTCTAGATCAAACAAATGACAATATCGAAGCTTTAACCATAGACGGCACATTAACCTATAATGGTGATTTGGTTTCATCAACCGCAGGAACATCAAACTTTAGAGCAGGTGTAAATGCAGGTAATTCTATCACTAGTGGCGGTCAATACAACGTAACAGTGGGCGATGAAGCAGGAACAGCCATCACTACAGGTGATAAAAATGTTTTTATAGGTTATGCGTCTGGAGATGCCACCACTACAGCAGGTGATAATGTGGGAGTCGGTATCGAAGCTTTAACAACCAATATTCTTGGTAGTCGTAATGTTGCTCTAGGGTCAAATTCTTTATTGACTCTAAATCCAGCAAGTTCCTTAAACACTTACAACACGGCTGTTGGGTATGACTCAGGTAGAGCAGTCACAACAGGTCAACAAAACGTGCTTATTGGTGCATTATCAGGAGATGCTCTTACAGATGCAGATTCTAATGTGGCTGTGGGTTATGCTTCATTGAGTTCAGACACACTAGGTTCTAAATCTACAGCTATTGGACATGAAACTTTAGGGGTTCAAAATTTTTCATCAGCCACAGATGCTGAGAACACGGCAGTAGGATTTCAAGCAGGAGCGTCAGTCACAACAGGAACTTTTAATATTCTTGTCGGTAGTAAAGCAGGTGATGCTTTAACGGATGCCGATAACAATGTGGCACTAGGGAGAGCGTCTTTATCTTCTGATACAAAGGGAAATGGTTCTGTGGCGATCGGTCGTAACGCTCTTATAGTTCAAAATTTTACTTCATCTACAGATACTCACAACGTAGCAATAGGAGATAAAGCAGGTTCATCGATAACAACAGCTATAAAAAATACGATTATTGGCTCATTAGCAGGAGATGCCTTAACTGTTGGTCAAGAAAATGTCGCAGTCGGTTATAATGCACTAGGTGCAGACGATAATGGTAGTCGTAACGTAGCAATCGGGTGGGATGCACTTTCTTCACAAAATGCTGATAGTACAAGTGTAAATAATTTTTATAACGTTGCCGTTGGTGCTAATTCTGGAGCATCTGTAACTACAGGTTACTATAACAGCTTTGTAGGAGGTTTAGCAGGTGATGGGACAAACGATGGCATCCAAAATACAGCAATGGGTTATTTGGCTTTAAGTGGTAATTGTGGAGATAACAATGTTGCTATTGGAAGCAATGCAGGAGAGTCATTGACAGGTGGTACTAATACAGTAGTTGGGTCGAATGCTTATTCTCACGGAAGTGCTTCAGGTAGTGGCAATACTATTATGGGTAGGAATGCAGGAGATTCTTTACAGAGTGGTGGTAATAACGTGATTATTGGTAATGGCTCTGATGGTGCCCACGATACGTCTAATGGTATTGCAATAGGTGTTAGTGTGGAAACAGCAGATAACGATTTCGCATTTGGTAAATCAGGGAATGTTGTTAAAAATGATTTTGATGCTGATGCAAACTGGTCAAGGTCATCAGATGTTCGTCTAAAAAAGAATATTTCAGACCAAAAGCTAGGACTTGATTTTATAAATGACTTGAGAACAGTTAAGTATAATTGGAAGCCAAGCACAGAATTGGATGAAAAGGACGCAGGACTAAATCACTTGCGTGTAGATAAAGATTCTAATCCTGTAGACCATGAAGATTTTGATGGCACTGTTGTTAATAACATGAACACCACAGCAACAATGCACAACTTTATAGCACAAGAAGTTAAGACAGCATTAGATAAAGCAGGTGTGTCAGACTTTAGTGGTTGGAGCAAAGACCAATATGGAGTTCAACAGGTATCAAGAGAGATGTTTATAATACCTTTGGTCAAAGCAGTACAAGAATTATCTGAAAAAAACAATGCACTTGAAGCTAGAATCAAAACATTGGAGGGTAGTTGATGGCAAAAACAGAAGAAAGAACCGCAGATCAAAAAGCAAAAGCACACAAGGCTTGTTTAGATGGAGCAGACACAATAAATGTTCTAATTGCTACACACAACAAAGGGGATAAGTTTGACAAAGATGAAGATGGAAATGACATAATACCTTTTGCCTATGATTTGACGCATGAAGAGAAAAAAGAAAGAATTGCAAGAAGTGTAGGATACCTAAAGTATCAAAAGGCTCTAGAGGATTGGGGTAGTGAAGATTTCACAGTCATAGACAAAGCCATAGCCGATGCCGATAAATTCACAGGAGCGAAAAAATGACTAAACAATCACAAGTCGTAACCATAGATGGTAAAGAATACCCTGTAGACGATCTAAAAAGTGACCAAAAAGTATTGATTGACCAAATTACTTTATGCCAAAATAAAATAAATGAACTAAGTGTTTTGGTTAGACAAATAGACATTTACCAAATAGCAAAAAACGATTATGTGCATAAACTTTCAACATCTCTACAAACTGATGAAACACTACAAAACATAGAGGACTCAGAAGCAGGATAATGACCAAAGCAGACATAAATGCAATATTAATGGAACTTAGCGTACTGAAGAACGATATGTACCATTTTAGACAGGATATGGAACGCAGAGTTTCACGACTTGAAAGAATAGTTATTTCAATAACCGCATTTTATGTGATTAGTTCTTTTGGTGTAATTTTTAACACGATAGTGCTATAAAGTGACCACAGGGGGGTTTGTTAATGTTTGACCCTGTTAGTATAAGTGCGAGTTTAGCAGTCGCAAGCACCGCTTTCAACGGCATTAAAAGGGCATTTCATGCAGGTCGGGAACTTGAATCTATGTCGCAAGATTTGTCTAGGTGGATGGGTGCGGTTTCCGATATAGATAACGCTCACAAGTCAGCTAAAAACCCATCTTTACTAAAAAAGGTGATGAATGGCAAAAGTATTGAACAAGAAGCTATTGAAGCGTTTACCGCAAAAAAACAGCTTGAACAACAAAGAAATGACTTACGCACGTTTATTCAATACTCGCATGGTCAATCATCATGGGATGAATTACTTAGGATGGAAGCAGACATAAGAAAAAGAAGACAAAAGGAGGTTTATGATAAACAACAATTTCGTGAAAAGGTTATAACATATGTCGCTATTACAGTGGTTATGGCTATTTCTATTTGTGTTCTGGGTGCTTTTATATACACTCTTGTGGGGTTCGACAGGGGTTGGTGGCTATCATAGCAGGGATAAATGCGTCAGAAAAGAAGGTGGGCAAGAAACGTTTGAATGGCTTTGTACTGATGGAAAAGTGATATATTACGCACAGTCAGAAAATATAATACAGTGTTTTAGTTGTTTTCTCAAAAAGTTTAGTGATTGGACATGGGAACAAGAAATAAGAAAAGGCATAAGAGAAGACCCAAAATATATAACCTGTAGGAGATATAAAAGAGTGAAAGCCAAGAATGGACAACAAGTTTGTTTATATAAAGGTGCAAATGATACATATACGCTAGTGGTTGAAGGGAGTTGCCCTATCGAGTATTCTTGCCGTTATGACCCTCATGGTAAACCACCCAATATTGACCAAGTGTTAGACTCACTCAATGACAGTTTTAAAAAATGACACAGAAGAAACTAGAAAAAGATTCAAAATATAACGAAATGGACGCTAATAAGGATGGTGTTATCTCTGATATTGAAATAGATAGTTGGCAACAAACAGAAGAAGTCAAAAGAATAAACAGAAAACAAATGCACCAAAGAAACATGGCTTGGGTTTCTCTAGGGTCTATGTTGGTCTTTACAATAATAATGTTTACCCCCTTGATACCAGATTCACGAATAAAACTACTCACAGACCTATCAAACCTATTTTATTTGGCACAAGCAGGTATTGTAGGTGCTTTTATGGGGTTTTCGGTCTTAGATAGAACAGGAGTAAAAAAATGAGTTTATTAGGGTCACTTGTAGAACCAGTAACAGGGTTATTAGACAAGTTTATAGAAGACAAAGACCAAAAGGCTAAACTTGCACACGAGTTAGCTACAATGGCAGATAAACACGCTCAAGCACTAGCGTTAGCACAAATAAAGGTAAATCAAGAAGAAGCTAAAGGAAACTGGTTTCAATCTTCATG